ATCTGCTATGTAAGAATGGGTTTTGTTTTTTAGTTTTGGGTTTACCAAATCATCAACATATTTTTTTGTCATTTTTTCAAAATCTTTTGGGTGACTCATCTGATCAAGTTTTGCTTTTGCTTTCATGAACCATGACATCTCATCAAGTTCAACTTCTTCTTTTCTTCTTGAAAGTGCGTTCTTTTTCATGAAAGCTTTAGGAACACCCTTTAGAAATCTCTTAGTTAAATTAGTTGCTTTCTCATAGTCTGCTTTTGCTTTTTTGTATGCTGGACTAGACTTTACTTTATCAGAAGTCATTCCCATTTGACCTTTTGGAAACTTTTTCAATTTTACACTTGCATCATCCATTGCTTTATTCAACTGTGCATACATTTTTACAAATGTTTCATAATCTTTTCTGTGGTCTGATGCTTCTCGTAATCGTGGCTCTCTACGATTTAAAGATGGGTCTTCATTACGTAGATTAGTAGGATCATTATTCATAGGATTATTATCCTTGTGTCCTACATCCATACCAATCTTAGTCTTATCACCCATAACCCTACGAGCTTTATTTCTTGAGGATCGTCTTGCAATCTGTTCTGGTGTTCCTTGATAGTTTACATATTCCTTTGCATAGTTACGCTCATCAAGTTCTGTACCCTCAATAATCTTATAACCCTTTTCAATAAAATTATCAACCTCATCAGCAGGAACATTCATAATAGTTCTCTGTCCCTGTTTACTCATACGAACAAACTCTTGACCTTTCTTATCTTTAAATATAGCAGGTTTACCGGAGGCAACACGGGATTTATCAAACTTTCTTAGTTTGTCTAATGCAGACATTCTAGCTTCATCAACTTGAATATCATGTAACCATGCCTTATGAACCTTACTATCTTCTGATACAAAAGAAAGATAGTTTGTACCCTTACGAACAATCTCACCTGTAATACCTTTTGATTCTACAACATCACCAACATTCCAAATCTTACCTGTAAGATAAGCATCACGTACCTGTTCAAAGTCTGACATATCTCCCATGTCACGCTCTTCACGTATATCCATACCTTTACGAACATCACTATAAAGTTTATCACCATCTTTGAAACTAGAAGGAACTCCTTGTAAAAAAGAATCCTTATCACCATCAGCAGCTGCAGCTCTCATCTTTGATGCAGACATTCCCGATACACCTTCTGCATCAGGATCACGTTCTCCAGCAGATATAACTTGAATGTTATCAAACTCATAAAACCCGTGTGTAGATTCAACTCCATCATATTTTTCTAGTAACTTTGTAAATTCAGCAACACGATCAGAACCAACAACCATAATGATTGATTTGTGTCCCTTGTCAAACAATACCTTTGCAACTTCAAATACATTTCGTGCTTTAGATATCTTTATGTTCTTTGCATACTTCTTATACATCTTCTTCATGTATGCAACTTTTAACCCGTGAGGTAATGGATTCTTTGCTGGATCATTTGAGTGTGTGGGAAATACGGACATAGAAGCATTGTTCTGTTTTGCAACAGAGTCCATTTTCTTTATTAGTTTTTCATGACCTGTGGTTGGTGGATTGAAACGTCCAAGTGTGAAAACTTCCGTATCACCACGAGCTTCAATTAAATCTTTAAATTTACGCATCTGATTTATCTGCCCTAGCTTTTTTAATTCTTTCCATTTCTTGTTTTCTCAATTGTAATGCCATCTTTTTAGAAATTTTATCTATTTTTTTACCATACTTTTGCATTATAAGTTGATCAACCTTAACTTTTTGTTGTAGAGACATATCAGCATATGAGGGGTAAAATTTATCTCTAAAAGATTGTGTGGCTTTTTTTCTAGCAGCCATATGAAGTTTTGCGGGATTACGCATCTTGAGTAATGCTTTTTTCTTTTTAAATTGAAATGCTGGTGATCTTGCAAGTTTTGCCATACGGCGACCCATCTTCTTTCGAGTCTGCACTGACATAACTTCAAATAATTCTCTAAATGTTTTCATTTGTCCCATGCCTTTATTGCAGTAAAGTTATTATACGAAAATTCCATACGATCTACTAGTTTAACTGCACCACCACTTACTCTATCAATTGCCACATATCCCTCTGGATTAGTGACTTTAAATCCATTTTTGGTCTTTACAAATGTATCTGTTAAACCCTTAACACTATTTAGTTTCTTTACTATCTGCATTTTTGCATCAACTAATAGATTTTGAAAAGTAATGATTTGTATTAGATTTGTAGTATTTTTTCTAACTTCTCGCATATACTCTTTTTGTTGATTTTTATATTTGTCTTTTCCAGCTGGAGATTTTACTTTATCTATCTGTTTCTTTATAGAATCAAAAACCCACTTCTCATAACCTTTTGCATGAGCAGCAGGATTAGAAATGATTTCTCCTGCACGAACCTTTGAATTATTATAAGTCTTTAAACTAGCACCAGCGAGTGTTCCTGTCATTTGACCTTGCAGTACTAGAAATGACCTTAACTTACTTGCATTAATCTTTTGAAAAGTCTTACCAGTTTGTGATAGTACATCAGTAATTTTCTCTGTCTCTGCGGCAGTAAATGTTGCTTTTCCAGAAGCATCCTTGTATGTTGCATCATCCATCCACACACTAGAAGGTTTCTTCAAACTAGAAATGTCTGCACCAAAGGATGCTTTCATTCCCTGTAGAGTTTTCCCTGTATATGTTGTATGCCATACGATACCTATTTTTGATGTTTTTAATAGTCTACCAAAATCACTATTAACAGGTGCAGCATAAACGATAGTATTAGGCTGAAAAGTATAGTACTTCTTCCCATCAATCGTATCCGTTTCGATATCATCAGTGAACATAAGATCGCCTTGAAGTACTCCCTTAATGCCCAGTTTTGAAAATTCTCGTAATGCAACTTTAAACTTGGAGTTGAGGGTGCCGGATAAATCATCATCTATTTCCTGTTCTGTTTTGTATAATTTAGGATTTACGTTGAACACTGATTTCTTTGCAACAAAGAAGTCACCTGTCTCTGGTTCTATACCCGCAAACATAGCAGGAGCGCCATCCCACTTAACAGTCATATTGACAGAAGATCGACTTGCACCAGCCAACATGTCTCTAAGAGATCGTAGAAAGTTAAGAGCAGCACGACCACCTTCTACACCATAGTTGAGTATCTCATCTTCTAGATGTTCTAGGTGAAGGTTTTTGCCACCCTTGTCTTCTGTGAGTTCTAAAAAACTAATCATTTGTACACCACATGAGGAGCAGCTGCATCAGATTGGGATAATGAGTATGCTGCAATATTATCGCATACTTTATTTGCTATGCGTTTGTTGTCTTCTAACTGTGCAACAAAGAACATACTTCTAAATTTAGAAAATCTCCAATCTGCTCCACTTACTCGACCAATCGTTTTTGCACTTGCTTTTTTAATCCATTTTTCTTTTTGTTCTGCATTACCTTTACCAACTAATCCCACATACATTTGATAAAGTTCTTCTAAAAATGGTGGTTTTCCTTGTGAAGCAAGTGTCTTTAATTGTGCATTGGTATAAGGAAACTTTGTTAAAGTAGTATTATTTATCATAATAGCTTCTAATACCCCACCGCCTATCTTACCAGCACCCACGCCTGCTCCTGCTCCTTTTGCCTCACCCTGCCAAGAACTTGCAGTAGCAAAAGTTCGAAGTTGCATCCTTTGTTTTCCCAATCCAATGTACAAATCCTTTGAACTGAAATAATCCTTCGGTTTCTCGTAACCTCCATATTTTACTGGCCTACGAATAAATCCAGTTATATTTTTCTCTTCTATTGTGACACTCCCAGACGCTAATTTCAAGGAAATACCAATTAAATCTCCACTATCGTACCGTTCTTTTAATTCGTTAGTAAGTTCTCCCAAAGTTGAAAATTGGTTAAAATCAAAAGTCGTACCATTTTTTACTGCCCATATATCAGCTGGTGTCCATTTATTGATATTAGAAAATGGTTTAGGTTTTTCTGCTTTATTTAATTCCTTAAACCTATTCTCTATTTCCTTAACAAAAGCAGAGCCCCTGTGCCAAGTATAGTTTGTTCCCTTTATATTTTTCTTTAGTGCATTACCAATTAGAATACTAGAGTCCATCCATGCTTGTGAAAATCCATTTGCGATTGCATCCAAAGATTGATCTACATCAAATGCAGAACTATACGTTCCCCAAGAAGATGCATCCAGTTCATCTCCTACTGATAGTTTTGCTCCACCAAATATAGCAGCTGCATATATGCATTGAGCACATTCCATCAAACCTGTCTGTTCAGCACCGCCGCCTGAACCCTTACCACCACCAAAAGCAGCAGTTTTTAATATATCGTTAAGTTTAATTTTATCACCAGCATCAGTAACAAATGCTGGTTTATATCGTGACGGGCGAGTTTCAAAAGCAGAGGAATAATCACCACTTTCAGCAGCAATTCTATCAGTATCAGATATCCAATTTAAGGTTACTGATCCTTTAGTGGTTTCTAATTTAGTTTGATTTTTGATAGCATCAAAAAGAACTGTTGATCGTAATTCATTAGAACCAGGCAATTCCTTTTGTAATACTTTTATATTGATACCTTTAACAGCTTCAAAAAGACTTTGAACTTTATCGACAGGGGGAATATACGACTCATCTCTGGGTCTTAACTGTGATACGTATTTTTGTAGCGACATCCAAAGTTCTCCATATATACTATAATGTATTTATAAGTTTAATGTATTACCTTTTTTTAAAAGAAATCCTCTAAATTACCACTCTCTTTTGCAGCATACTTACCAATAAGTCTTTCACTCTTACCAGCTGTTCCTATGGTAGCAAGTCTATTATCGCAGTATGCAACGCATGAGAAGCGTTCTCCTGTACCACTAATAGGTGTTACACCATGTATCTCTCTACTATCTGCAATAACAACACTATTGTCTGGGGCATCAATTCCTATACCATATCTTGGAAAGGATAGGTAAGCTCCCTCATAATCACCTTCACGAAATACGCACATGGTTGTCATACCAAATTCTGTATCACCACTATCTATATGGCAACTCATCTGTCCTGTTTGACCCGAATGATATCTGTTGGCAGATAGAGTAGTGAAACTACCCATACGATGCTGTGGTTGTATATTGTTTTCTGCAAACTTCTTTTGTTTGTTGTATATCGTAGGATTAGCTTTCTGAAATGCAATATCGTTATACTCACTGATACCATGCAATACCTCAAATTCTTCTGGATGACTCTTTGTCCAACCAGAACTATCGATACCACCCGTAAAGCGTCCTCTCTTATACCCTATCATCACTGATCGTATAGAGTTTGCATATGCAATCATACCCCAACCGCCATTCTTCTTTCTTGTGTAATAGCTGTTTGGTGTTCTTAGTTTATAATCCTCACCCTCTATCAGTCCTTTACTTTTCATCTCTATCGGATCAATAGGGCCTGAACAGTTTGCTCTCATAATAGAATCGTCTTCTATCTCTGCAAGGCAGTTTCTTATCGTATCATTTGGAAATACATTTGTGATTATATACGCAAGAGGAACATCCGTACCATCCAGAGATATACCTGGCTTCATGATTGCAGTATTCTCTGTTACAGAAACAATATCATTTAAATCAGATTCATTGATATACTTACCATTCCACTTACTGAAGGTATTCTTTTCACCATTATCATTTTTTGCGGTTATGTAATACATTTTAAAATTTCTTTCTGTATATTTTTGCTAGCTTCTATACTGTCATTTTGTTGGATTTCAATTCTACCCATCAATTCAAAATTTGTTTGTATATTACTTATCTGACTCCTACGCCCCTGTAACCACTTCTCAGTTTGGCTATCCTGTCTTTCTATGTGCCTGCGTTTTTCTTCTTCTAGGCTGACAGTGAGAATATACACCTTTGCTTCATGATTGTCAAGTAACCACTCAATATCTTTTGCACGAAAGAAACGATCACCTTCTAGGAATATGTGTTTATGTTTGGGTGCCTCTTGGTCTATAAAATCACGAAACTTAGAGATGGCGCCATATGATATACGATCAGTGCCACCGAAAGTTTCACCCTCTGGATAACGACCAATAATAAGAACATCTCCACGTTTCTCACATGGAAATAGC